GCCCCGCTGCGGTACGCGCGCCCCCCGCAGCCCGCGCTGCGACGGCCGCTGAAGGCCCGCACGCGGGAGTCCGGCGCCAGCACCAGATGCGTGGGCACCAGAAGGCCGGAAGGGCGACGCCCCTGCTCCTGCGCGCTCACCGCGCCCGCGACGAGCGCGTGCGCGGACCCCGGACGCAACGACATCTTACCCTCGCACGAGGTAGGAGACCCGGATCGTGTGGCTCGACGCGGAGGGAACGTTCTGGAACCGCCCCCAACGCGGGAACCCCGACAGCCCCCCACCGCTGTCAATCGAGTACAAACCCTGCGCTGTTACGTAGTTCGTGTCGAACCAGTCGGCGTCGGCAAGGGTCGCAGTGAACCCGTCGCCGTTGTTCCCCTGAAGGGTCCATCGGGACGCGGTGGCCGAGGACGTAGTCAACGACCACGTCATCTGTACCGCGTCCCCGAGGAACACGCTGTTGCTCGTGGCTACACTGGCCGCGAGGCCCGCGTAGGGGTTTAGCGTGTGCGTGTACAGCATACGGCCCCCTTACGCCAACGCGATGGTTTCAGTCGAGCGGAAAACGTGCGCTGTGTTGCCCGACCGGAATACGAGCGAGGAGTCGCTGCCCGCACCCGCAGTGCCCGGCATGAACATGAAACCACCGTCTGGAATCTGTGCCAGGAGCGACACCTTGATCGTGGTGGTCCTCGACACAACGTGCCCGAGGCTCCAGTCGAGGATGCCCGCCGCCGCCATCTTGAAGCCCGTCGAGTTCAGCGTCCCGTAGGAGTGCGCCAACTGCGACGCGGCCGAACGGTAGATGCCGAGACTGGCTTCCGATGCGTACCGAACCGACGGCAGCACCGCCGAACCGTCCGGCACACTGAACTGCCCGTAACTCAACGCGAGCGTGGACGCCGCGCTGCGGTACAGGCCCAGGCTCGACTCCGAAGAGTAGCAGACCGGGGGAAGGATGGCAGAGCCGTCCGGCACCTTCGCCTGCCCGTAGGACAGGGCGAGCGTGCTGGCGGCGCTGCGGTAGAACCCGAGGGAACTCTCGGATGAGAAGGTGAGTCCGGGAGCGATGGCCGAGCCGGGACCCGCCAGGAACTGGCCATAGGACATGGCGATCTGGCTCGCCCGGCTGCTGTAGAGGCCGAGGGAGCGGTCGGAGATGAACGTGTGCGAGGGGGCGAGGGCCGTCCCGTCGCCGACTTCCATGAGTTGGACGCTGTACGAGGAGGTCCCATCAATGACCAGATTCTTGCACTTCAGGGTCGCACGCGACCCCATCAGACTGATGGAACTGAACATCGTATAGTCGCCGTCGAGCCATTCGGTGTTGGCAGCCATTGTTGGTCTCCTCCGATGTGGGGGCCGGACTCTACTCCGACCCCCGCATCAGTTCGGTTCGTCAGGACGTGCCGCTGGTTCCGTAGGTGCCGGTCCAGCTTCCGAAGCCGTACGAGTACGCCTGCTTCACCTTCCGCTTCACAACGTCGGAGTCAAACTCCGTGTCCATCGTCAGCGTGGGACGGAGGTCCCAGATGAAGTTGATGTCGTGCTCGTCGCCCACGAGGAACCACGAGTTCGTGTCCGTCAGGTACGGGGTGTCGAAGAAGGTCAACCCCTCGTCCCGAATGGCGTTGATCTCGTTGTTCGCCGTGCCCGGCTTCAGGGTGGAGCCGAGCAGTTCCCGAGCGGTCATGATGTCGTTCGGGTGAATGACCAGGAACTTCGGAAGGCAACGGATCGGCCGGCCACGGTCGTCCTTCCAGAGCCGCATCGCGATGATGGCGTTCTGCAAGGCCGTGATGCCGAGCGAGATGTCCGTGCTCGGCCGGTTGGCGTTCGCCGTGCCCGAGTCGAGCCGCGCGTGCGACGTGCTGCACAGCGACTCGGCCGCCGTGAACCCGGTGTAGGAGGTGGAGAAGGCGTTGTTCAGCACGCTGTGCGCGTCCGTCTCCTGCTTCTCGATGGTCGCGCGCATGAGCGACCGCTCCATCTTCGACATCTGGCCGTAGAGTTCGTGACGGATCATCTCGTCCGTGATCTTGTAGCCGAGGCCGGAGGTGGCGTGCGTGTAGACCTTCGTGGACCCAGAGATGGGGTTGTCGTAGGACACGTCCCCACCCTCGGTCATGGCGGCGAGGGCGCCGAGCCCGGTCATCTGGTAGTCGGTTTCCTGCGCCTTCTTGCTGGAGCCGATGTTCATGAAGCGTGGGTAAAGAAGCTCCCACCCCTTCAGGCCATCGTTCCAGATGTTCCGCAGCTTCGGCTCCAGCAGGAGCGGAAACTGTGCGCGTGTGATGGTCATGGCACTGTTCCTTTCCGCTAGAGGTTAGAACGCCCCGAACCGCTGCAACAGCGGCAGGATGAGGCAGTTGTCGGTGAAGCCAATCTCGACCGTGGAATCCGCCGAGTTGACCGCTCCCACGATGTACACCATCGCGGACGACGTGGACAGCGAAGTGTCCGGGTCGATACGGAAGTTGTTGCCCGACTTCTCGATGTCGTACGCCAAGCCGATGCTCGTCGCCGAGGTCGCCACGCCCGTCTGAATCTTCGACAGAGCGGTGGCCCCGAACCCCGGAATGGCGACGAGAACTTCGCCCGCCGGGAACGAGTCAGCAGAGGCGTGGAGTGCGATACCGAGGAGCTTCTGGTTCGCGTACCCGCCAGCGCACTCCTGTAGGAGTCCCGCGCTGGAGAGTGACACTGGCGCCCACTGCCGGAACGTCGCCGTAGACGTTGTGGTGAACCGGCGGTTGCTCCAGTTGCCGCGATACGGGCGGAGACCTGTTCCCATGAATCCTCCTTGGATGGGAAGGTTCCGCGCGACCGGGTGAGGCTAGATCATCTCATCCCTGGTCGTCGCTGTATGAGCCTTCGGCGAAAGTCAAGTCTTCGCCGGGCTTGGCGAACTTCCGACCCTCGGCTTCTAGCGCGGGGGCCGAATCGGTCGCCTGGAGATCGTCCGTGGCGCGACGCCAGTCTCGCTCGTTTCGTGCGGCGCGTTCGGCGTCGCACACAAACAGGCGGGTATCGCCCACGTCCACGAACCCTTCCGCAGACATCATGCCCCCAACGGGCATAGCGATCCCCATTCCCTCCATCTCGCTCCCCTGCACTTCCTTGTATCCCTTCGCACGCCAGTACGCGCCCATCCTGCTGTCCGGCGCGCCGGCCGAGTTCTTCACCCTCACCAACTGGAGCCGGAACCGAAGCGGGCGCGGCTTCCTGCCTTCCGCCATCGCGCGATCCCGTTCGCGGCGTATGTCCGAGTAGCCGGGCACGTAACTCAAGTCCTGTGCCGCAGCGCCCATGTCGTTGAACTCGCTCGACTCGCGCACCTCGCCGAGATGGGCGCGAGCGGCCGTGGGAACCAGCGGACGCTTGGCCATCAGCGGTATCCTCCGGGAATCTTGAGTGCATCGCGCGAGAGGGTCCATCCACCATCCGGTGTCTCGAAAACGACCTGGTTAGCCAAGGTCATCTCCAGGAACTTCTCCGGCCTGATTCCCCATTTCGCGCAGTCCTCCCGAATCTCCGCTTCCGTGATGCCAGCCCGCTGCCACTTGTCCTTCACCGTGGGTGGCAACTTCTCCCAGTCCAACAGCCCGCTGGGCGCCGCCGCCCCACTCGCCCCGCCCGTTGACCGCTCGGCTCCGGGGAGTCCCGCCATGCGCTCGCGCACGCGCTCCTCGGCGATGTCGTCAACGTGCCTACCACGTACAATATCCACGGCGTAGCGGTACAAGTCAACCGTCCGCTGGCCGATGGGCACCTTGGCGACCTCGTTGTCGATCTCGGGTCCGTACTTCTCGAACGCCTTGGCGTGTACGATGGCGGCCTGCGCACGCGCGCCCTGCGCGATGCTTGCGGCCATCCCCTCGAACATCGGCGCGAACCGGCTCGCGACGTTGGCGTCCAGCGCCTTCTCGAACGCCTTCTGCGGCGTGGCGACCCACTCGTCGTCCGTGGGCATCGCTGCGGCCATGCCCGAGTTCGGCACGTACTGCTGCCACGGCTTCTCGTTGCCGGTCACTTCCTTCGGCTGGTTGGTGCCGTACGCCGGCATCCCACTGATGATCTCGTTCTGCTTGACCGCGAGACCCAGGACCTCGGCCGCCGTCTTCCCTATGGCCCAGTCCGGCACCCCGGCGCCCGCCGCGTAGCGGAACTCACCGATACGGGCTTCCCCAGAACCGGCCGCGTCGTCCGTCCCCTGCGTCTGCTGCGTGTTCGACCCGCTGTCGGTTGGCATCCTCCATCCTCTCTGTGGTCGCCACTATGGCGTCGATGACATGGCCCATCTCTAGATAGGCCGCCAGATACCCGCGCAGTTGCGCCGCGCGTTCAGGTGTCGTGTCCAGCCGCGTCAGTTCGGCGGCGGGTGCGTCAGCCGCTCGCTCCAAGGCCAGGAGGTAGACCGGCCATCCCTTGGTCAGCAGGAGGCCCTTGAGCGTCGCCACCTGCTCCCCCGAGAGTCCCAGGGGTAATGAACTGTCCGGCTTGGACGCTCTGCGCAGCGGATTCGAGGACCGCAGCGTCAACCAGAATGTCTTCAGGGTTCCTGATGTCATACTGCTCCAAGAGCCGACGTTGAAGTTCCGTGAACCCCTTCGCGACCTGCGTGGCGACCTGCGCCATCCCCGGCATCATCGTGATGACCTGGGGATTGCAGGCGATCTGCGCCAGTTGGATGAACCGCTCGCCGAGTTGCGCCTGTAGCTGTACGAGCGCGAGGAACGACTGCTTCTCGATCTCCTTGTTCGCCATCCCGCTCGTCGCCGTCAGACTGACACCGAGACCCGCCGCCACGTCCTCCATCGGCATCTCAAGCACCTTGGCAACCAGCGACCCCTCCGGCTCGCCGAGTGTCGTGGCCGCGAGCGCGAGGAACCGACTGCCGTCCGGGTTCTCGCGCGGGTTGGCCGCGAACTGCTGGAGGTTCTGGAGCGTGCGCAGCCCGATGCGGGCAAGGCAGTCGATCCTCATGTCCTTGAGCGAGAGGTCGAACCGCCGGTTGCCCTCCTGCAAGAGCGACATCATGCTTGTCGCCGGCGTGCGGCTCGGCATCGACTGCATGTTCCCGAACTGGATGTCGCTCTGCCCGCTGCGCCGTTCGCCCATCTGGCCGTAGAACTGCATCAGCGTCAGCGCGTCGGGCGACGCCGTACCCCAGCGCAGTTCCCGGATGTCCTTGGACGGGTCGTCGAGGATGAACGACTTGCCGGGGTAGATCGGCTCACCGGGCAGGTAGTTCGCGCCCGACTTGATGCCCAGCGTCAGGCTGTTCCGCAGCATCACGTTGTCGTGATGGAAGTTCGACAGGTCGCTCGTCTCGTCCTGGAACATCTCCATCTGCTCGCACACGCCGATGCCGTAGAACCCGTCGGAACGGAAGTACCGCGCCACCTCGTAGGGCCGCTCGCCGTGCGCGTAGTACCCGAGCGTCGCACGCAGCAGCGTCCGGCTCCCGAGATGCACGACGGCCACGATGTCGTCCACGTCGCCCTTGCCCGAGCAGTCGAACCGCGCGTGAACCTCGTGCAGTTCTATCTGTTCCCACTGCGAGGGGCTGTAGTCCTCCAGTGTATCGACCTTGGCCTGATTGGGGTCCCGCTTGTCCTCCACGAACTTCCGGACCCTGGCGACCGCTTCCTTGCTGTAGTTGGGCAGGAAGGGGTCCTGTCCGCTGGCGCGCGCGAGGAACTGGTCGAGCCGAAGCTGGATGCGTTCGGCCACGAACGGCGCCCCGCCCTGATCATCCGGCTGGATCGAGTAGTACGCCGCCGGGATGATGAAGTCGATGAGTCGGACGTGATCCACGAACGGACGCGAGAGTATCTTCGTTGCGCGCGCGGGCCGGCCGTCCGCGCCGTACACCCAGGCGTTGCGCTTCTCGAACAGCCACCCGTGCTTGTAGATGCAGGTGCCGAGCTTGATGAGTTCGAGTACCGCGCGGTAGTCCACGTCCCACATCCGCAGGACGTTCTGGTCCAAAAATTGCAGGTAATCTTGAAGCGGCTTCGCTAGGTCCACCCACCGTTCGTTCAGCGCCTGAAGGGTCCACAGGTTCGGCGGCGCGTGGTAGGTCGTCATGAACCGCGCCACCAGCGGGTCCACGTTCATCGCCGTCACGGGAACCGTGCGGTTGGACGCACCCTCGAAGGGGAAGTGCTTGAGTTCGGTCGAGGAGGGCGCCCGGTACTGTTCCAACCGCTCACGCCACTTGGTCTCCAGCGAACCCCGGTCGTCAATCGCGCGCTGGAGTTCGGTCGTGATCCAAGCGGTGAACTCCGCCTCGCGGCGCGGACCCCACGTTACGGGAGTGGGCATTGGCTACCTCTCAACCGACGGGATGGCGACAGCGCGGCATCGCTGGTGTTTCCCACAGGCGCCAGTCGTCAGACGCGGTCGCCGTTGAACTTCGCGACACCCGCCGGGACCTTGCTGGCGTTGGCGCCGGGGCTGGCGGTGGGGCCGCTGCCGGGCTTGACGGTGGTTGTGGTGCCGGTGTTGGCCGTGCCGTCGAACGCCTGGGCATAGCTGGCCTTGTCCTTGCCGGGTGAACTGGACGTGACGCCGCCGGTAGCGGAGCCGACGTTCTTCGCGTCAGAGAGCATCATCGTGGGATCGAATCTGTCTGGCACGGTGTCCTCCTAGATGGGAACGTGACGGACTTGCCGCCAGCAGCGGAGCGGCCTAGCCGTGCGGGCGTCACTGTCCCCGACCGCCCCGCAACGCGGCAAACCTCATCGTAACGATAGTGTCGCGACAGCGGTGCGTCAACCGCGCCCGCGCCGCTCACCAACGC